TTGGCGTTTGTTGATACTCCATCGACTGGTTCAGTGATTGTAACCTCAAGTCTATTATATGACGCTTGGTCTACTTCCGTTCCTACGTCTTCTTTTGTTGGGTCTGTTGTGTAAAGGGCTACCCAAACCTTTGCTGGTGTTGAGTAATCTATAGCTCTTGTAGTCGCGTTTATTAACGAGTCAGCAAGATAGTTTGAAAAGTCCATTTTTAAGTTCCTATGTTAAGTTGTAATTTGTACTGCTAGTGGTTGAGCTGGGAATTCTGATTGCTCGTCTGATTTAGTGATGCTTGTTAATCCTCTTGTGTATAATTGTTCCCATGTTACTAATCTTGCATCGTCCATTAAGAATGGTGCTGACTCTACTAGTGATGCGTATAACAACAAGTCTGGGCATACTTCTAAGTATTCGTTAGATGGATTAGTGTCTGACAACACTCTTGGGATTTTATAGTACGTCATATTTACCGTAGACGCCCCTGTTGGTCTTGGTGCTAATACAAAGTTATCACTTACCAACGTGTAATTTATAGGCTGACCACTTCCACTTGAGTTTGCTGACCTATAAAATTGTGATACAGTCTTGAAGTTAAGATTGATAATAGGGTTACCATCTAAGTGTATATCTTTCATTTCAAGAAAGTCTGAAGGTGTAGGAACATTAAACCCACTATCCATACTGTATGTAGATTGTTGTAATGTCTGTCTAAGTCGCAGATCCCTTTGTAGCCTTTTTTCAGCTAAAGAAATAAACATAGGTATCTTCTCTGTCAAGTCTGACCTAGCTAGATAATCAGCTATATTTGTTTTCAAGTTATCATATGAAGTAAATGCTGGCATTTATAGTTGTCCCGGTTTTGTCCTAAAATATAAGTTTTCTGGATCGTTAAGAAAGGCAAAGAATCTTTTCTGATCTAACACAGTAAATCCTTTCATTATTCCCTGTTTATTTAATTTGTCTATAGCAGCAAATGGTATTGAAGCTACCTTATTTCCAAAAAGCTGATTACTCCATTTTGTCTCAGCGTTGTTGTATTCTTTTTTATTCTGTTCTATTAAAGCAGAGACATCTTGCTCTTGTTTAATAGTTATCTCATCTTTGTCATTTAGTCCTACTGATGTTTTCTTATTGTTATGATCTGTAAATGATTTCATATTCTTCCTTAAAGGTAATGCCCCCGAAGGGGCATATATCCTATTATACTAAGTTGTTTATCATTGCGTGCGCAGCTTCGTTTTTAACAACGAGTGTGTACTCAACGTTTAGTAAGTGTTTCTCTGAATCACCCATCTTAGCAAGTTTAGTCTGCTTAAATGGTCTTAGATACGCAGTATTTGCCATTGAAGGATCAAGGACTAATGCTACATCATCATCTAAGAATCTATCAGGAACTACTTGCAATGTACCGAAGTCTGACAGATATACGTCAGCTGAACCGATAATTGTAGTAGGTGATGACTTAGGTGCTTCATAGCGCTGAGCTGCAATACCAGTGAATGTTGATACCACTTGCTTTTGAGCAGGTGATACTAGTAACATTGTTGGTTCGCCACCTTCAGTGTAAGCCTTTAGAACAGCTTCTTTTAGCATGTCTTCAGTGAAAGCGCCACCAGCTCCGTCTACTACGTTAGTAGTAAGCCATGATTGTATACCACCTAGCTTACGTGGTGTACCTGATGTACCTTGGTCTTGTGCCTGATCTGATAACATGATTTTTTCCATGTCTCGTTTGATTTCAGCAGAAGCTTTAGCAAGTTGATATGCTGTTTCTGTAGAACGACCAGCTTTGTCAACTTTATCATCTGTTGTAGATACTTGAATCACTTTATCACTGATCTGTGTGTAGTTACCAACACGTGTTGTAGGTGTTAGCGTAGCTGATACAGCGTCTGCCCCTTCAACTTGTGCGTTATCTACATTAGCGTCAGCTAGTGAGTCAGTCTGCCATTCGTGGTAAGTGTTCTTTGCAGTTGTTTTACCAATTGTTGACATGAATGGAGTAGTAGTTGGCGATATGTCATAAATCGCATTTTGTAAGTCTTCACGAATACCAACGGTATCGTAGGTTTTATATGTTGCCATTGTTTATGTTTCCTCAAATAAGGTTTTGAAATACTGAGACCGCATCTTCAACTGATCCTGAAGATCTAAGTCTCGCTCTTTGTTTTTGTTGTATTGCTGCTTGGCTATTAGATATCTTCTTGCCTTTACTGATAGTCTTTGGAGCTTTAGATACCTTTTTAACGGTACCAGCTTTAGACTTCATTATCTGGTCATACTTCATAGCTTTGTTAAGCATTAATACGTGTCTTGAATCGTACACAGCACCCATTTCTTGTTCTGTGAAACCATTCGATAGTCCATAAGAGCGAATATCTTTTTTGATCTGTTCACCTTTGACCTTGTCTGAGAATTCCGGCATCAACTCCACTAATTTCTTGGATTCATTAGCTACTGTTTGTTGCATGTGTTGTTGCTGAGCAATTTGTTGCTCTTGCATAACCTTTTGACGCTCTTGATTGATAATGTTGAGCTTCTTTTGGTTCTCTGTTCTTTCTGCAATCTTAACAGCAAATGATACTGGGTCATTCTCTCTAAGTTGTTCTAAGTCTTCACTAGAATCAAACTCTTCGTTCAATACTTGTGATACTTGGTCCAACTTCTGAGCATACTCGTTTCGCACTGCAATGGATTCTTGTATCTTAGCTATATTAGCCTCAACAACTTTACGATCTTGTGCCAATCTCTGACTCTTCTTCGTATAGTCTGCTTCCATTTGATAGGATTTGATGAGATCGTCTTCAGTTACCTCTATTTCTTCGCCAGCAGCTTTGACTTTATATGTCTTAACTTCTGATTCTTCTTCGGACGCCTCTACAGCTTCCTGGTAATCTGCTTCATCTTCTTCTTCGGTTTCAGGGGTGTCTTCTTCAAGATCCTCTACTTCCTCTGCTTCCAATGTCTCTGCATCAACTTCCTCAGTTGTTTCCTCGACCTCTTGTTCATTAACTACCTCTTGGTTATCTTGCGATTCTTCAGTGTTAAGTAGTGTCTCGAATACATCTTGTGCGTTCTGAGGTTCACTACCATTATCTGGTGTCGTGACTTGCTCGTTTTCCATTTTATTTCCTTTATATTGATAGATTAACTGTCTATCGTCAGTTTTACCGCTGAAATGCGGTTTTGTAAGTTATTGATTTATATACGTTTTTTATTTGTGTTTTTATACTGTGACGCGCGTAGAGCGCGTGGTTTGTTTTACTGAGTATAGGCATACATCCTAGGTTATATTCCACTTTGCATCATCTATCTTTTCTTTGTCTGCTATGCTTTGTAAGTGAGACATGATAGCATTAATGGTAGATATGCGTTGATAAGATACTTCTCTCACTTCTTTCTCTTCAGGTGATGAGTGTATTATCATATCTAGATGTATCTTTACTAACTGGTCCATTGCTTCTTTGAATGAATCATCATTAATGATGTTCTTGATACCTTCTGGTTTAATCATCTCCGAATAATCTCCCAATGCTTTCAGTTTGGTCAAAGTCACCAGTTTCTTCTATTAGTCCTGGTTGTTTTGCAGCGTTAGGGTTTCTAATATCATCAACGTTATCAACACCAAATGTATTAACATCATGCATGCTATTACCTACCTTACGACCAAAGAATCCATCAGGTGCATCTTGCATCTTCTGATAATCCATCCACATCTCTTCAGCTGCAGCCTTCTTAGTTGCATCATCACCACCTAACTTGTTTACCTTCTCTATCTGATCTGTAATGTATCTAAGTATATCATCACGTGAGTTAAGTCTTGTTGCTTTAGATGATGTATAAGCTTTAGATCTCTCTGCTAATTCAAGGATACGTGAGTCAGCTTTAGCTACCTTACCACCTTTACCTATTGTCTCTATTAAGTTAATAAGCTTAGGGTGTGTTAAGAATGTTTTTAATCCAGCTACCATTGTTTAATCTCCATTTAGTCGTCTAAGTTCTTCCCAAGCTTCTATGTCCATCTTACCATCATCTAAACCATCCATATAGATGCTATTAGTATTACTTGGCTTATTACTGTACCAATCAGGAAACCCAGCAAGTTCACCTTGTTCGTTAGCAGATGCTCCTAGCTTACCGTCTTCTATTGCTTTTCTTATTCTTAGACTAGGGTCAACTATATAATCATCATTAGGGAATGTATTAGGTATTATATATTCAGGTTGTCCACCATTAAACTTACCAGGGTTAATGAGACCATCAGTA